CCAAGCGCTGGCCCTGTAAATCCACCCTTCCCTGGAGACTGCACAACCTGAGTAAATCCCCTGCTGCGATGGGGATGCTTCGGATCGGCGTAAATTTCACACCAACACCTGTGGTAGGCGTTCGTCTGGAGCATGTGCGCCATCGTCTGCCTCAGCGACAATTTCCTGATGGGCCTGCGGATTCTCCTTTCCGGCGTCCTTCTGGGGCCTAGGCGTTCCTGGCGCTGCCCCTTGATCGCCCAGGAGAAGCCGACCCGTGAAATTCCGTACTCGATGAAGTACGCCTCACGGCTGTCGTTGTAGAGCGTCCACCAGCCGACCGTACGGTGCTTGACCTTCCAGCCCAGGTAGTACCGCTGTGAAATTCTCCTGACAGGCAGCTTCCATGCCTGGTTCGACTGCTTCTCCTGAGGGTCGTACGGGCCGAATGACAATTTCCTGGCGTACATCTGATTGACGAGCGCCATGCGGTGAACGAGGTCGTCCATCATGATTGGAATTTGATGCGGAACCTCTACCTCGGCCCAGCGGATCGCTTCTTCCAGCCCGTCGAACGATTCCGGGGTAACCGAGAGGAAACTTCTGCCGCTAGTGTACGCAATGAAACGCGCCACGCTACTTCACTCGCCTCAGGATCGCAGTAGGCGGCATTTCATCGGCACCGCTGACGAGACGGAGACCCACTTCCCAGTGATGCTCCGGATTTCCGTTATGATCGGGTATGAGGTTCGCATTGACGACGGTGAACCTGCGGCCGTAGTATTCGATGAAATCTTCTCCAGCACGACCCCACTTCCAAAAATTCAGATGAGCGCCTCCCCAGTACACCGGAAACAGGGCAATGTGGTCGTCCGTCTCAATTTCAAGGCCGAACATCTCCACAATGGTCTCCGGAGGCAATTTCGCCCCTCTCGCGGACGTAACAGGCTGGACGAACGCCTTCACGATCACATCCGTCGTCTTCGTCGGATCGGGAAGGTGCCCAGAAGGGTCACAGACGGGCGCTGAGGGGTTCTGGAGGTGCCAGGTGGGGTCTCGGTACCCCTCAGGGGTGTGACACGGGCAGATCGTCTCAGATTCGCTCCTGAAAAAGCGCGTGTCGGAGCCGTGAGCCATGAAAAGCGCGTTTGCCCGCTCGACCGTGCTCATTGGGCCATCAACGTGTCGAAGAAGAACGTCACCATGCTCGCTGCGTTGTTCTGGAAATTGCCCGCACCCTCACGGTACTCAAGAGAGAGCGTGAACCAGCCCGTGGAAGAAGCCGGTACAGCCGTTACCTTGTAGCGAGCGAAAATTGTCATGTCGTTCTTGTCCTGTATCCGGACTGCCTCGCCAGCAACCATCCTGTTCAGGATGGCAGTGATATCGACGCTTCCGCTGGAAAGAGTTGAAATATACATTTCAGTCGCCAGGCTGAGGTCGCTGTTGTTCAACCGGACTTTCCCGTTCCCTGGATCAGCCGCTGCCGTCTGGTTCGAATACTGGTACTGAGAGGTCTCCAGCACTGGCGGCGCAGTCCAGGCTAGCTCCAGAACACCCGACCGCCGAAGCACGTCACCCACATCGCCGCCTGCTGGAATTTGCTCCCCGGTCATCGGAGTGGGTGGAGGAGTCGTACCACCATCGGAATCCCTCGGAGCCGAAGATGTAATAAAGAGAACGAGCTTCGCACGCCCAACTGTGCTGAACGTGTACGGAGTGCCGTCTGAATTCACCACGGCAAGGATCAGATTCGTCCCGGCCTTGAATTCACCGGCATACGAACCGCTACCTACCGTTGCTGGTTGTGAAAGCTGTTGGCCGGGAATTGCCGATGCGTTCTGCATGCCGAACCGTAGCTGTGAATTCAGAAGCCCATCGTTCAGCGAGAAGAGATAGGCATTCGGGAAGAGACTGTTGTTGTAATCCGGTTCCCACCCTTCTGAAATGTCCATGTACGTCATCGGAAGCACGACATCCCCCGGTGATGCCGCATAGACAGGAATTCCCGTGCCGATGCCGGGAGTGTCGAAGCCGAACTCGTAATTCACTACCTTCACGTCGTCACCCCCGGTTTTGTTTCCGTTCGTTGGCATTTCAATGGTGGGATACGGCGGTGGAATCGGGCCTACTCCAAGCTCGACCAGCGAGCGAGAGATATCCACTCCCATCAGCCTCGACGTGTAGCCTCCAGCCACGGACACTTCCTTCATGAGAGCTACAACGGTATACGTCCTGCCGAGCCAGGTGTTCGCTACACGGATCAAGTCCTCGATGGATTTCAACGTCTGCGTGGCTGTAGCCGTGCTCTGTTTTTCAGTGAGCAGCCCGGCAGTCCAAGACTGCGATGTTCCCGTTCCCGAGGCGACTCTGACGAGATAGCACCGCGCCATCGTCAGAAGAGTCAGTCCTGAAAGCTCATTGTAATTCAAAGTCGCCGGATCGGGTACGACCGTGCCGCAATATCCCTCGACCACTGCGGCGGCTTCCTGGGCGACAATTTGCTCTTTCAAGGTCGGATCGCGCAGAAGGACGCGCTCGACAACCTCGGAGACGACACTCGTCGTGCCACCCTGGATCGCAGACGACATTTCAGAGAATGCGCCTTTGGAATTCTCCCACTGGATCGCGAACCAGTCGGTCTCACTGAGCGCCTGGTTCGTCGTGTAATCCGTGATGTAGCCCCCTGGAGAGCCGATAGCCGTGACGACCTCGATGGATGAAAACGGCCCTGCCTGAGCCGGTGCCTCGTAGATGTGGAGCTTGACCAGATCAGGAACGTCGTTCGGAGGAACGAAATTCAGGAAGACAGAAGCCATGAATCCACCTTTGCATCGAGAAGAGCGGCCTTACGAGCCGTTTCACGCTCTGCTGCCGAGAGCAACTGAGCTTTGAATGCTGATGAAACAAGCGCTCCACCATCACTGCCTCCTGTCGAGGCACTAACCAAGATGGCGTCAGGCATCTTACCTGAAATTGTGCCATCACCCGGAAGAAGGACATCCGTCCGGATACTGTATGAAATCCGAAGCGAGACCGTCGCAAAGCCGCCGAGCGAATAGGTCGGCGTGAGCGTCTTCCGAACTTCAGCGACGAGCTTGTATGTGAGGGTGACGGACTTGACACCGACAGTGTTGAGCCTGTAGGTGAGCGGCAGCGATTTCAGAACTCGCTGGCGGACATTGTACTTGAAGACCGGAGGTCGTGCAACCACGATCTGCAACCGGTACATGACGGTAACTTTCTTGACAACAGCGACTCGGACGTTGTAGCTGATCGGCAGGAGCTTTGCGGACGCTCTGGTCACCCTGTAACTAAGGCCGATTGCCGTCAGAACCTGACGCCGGACGTTGTATGCCGGTGAGACCTTCTTGACCGCCGCCTGATGCACCACGTACGAGAGCGGACGGTTCTTTGAAATTGTGTTGATGAGCTTGTAATTCGCCGTGTACGACTTCGAGACCGTCTTCCGAATCCGGAACTGTAGACCCACAGCCGTTGAAATTGTTCTGCGGACGGCGTAGCTCAGTGGCAACGATTTCACCACTGTCCTTTTCACCATGTAGGAAAAACCGACCGCCTTACTGTACGTAGCCAGCAGGCTGTAGCTGAGTGGAAGAACCTGCGTCACCCTGCCGATGGCGTAGCTCAGATCGAGAGTCTTCGCAACAGGCCGCCGAACACCATACGTGATGGCTAGAGATGTCAACAGCGGAACTGAAATCTTGTACGAGAGCGGCAAAGGCTTCCCGATGAAAATCCTTATATTGAAATTAACGGTCAGAGTCTTCGCAGCGACTCTCTGCTGCACCCTGTACGCAAACGTCGTCGCTGTGAAAATAGATTTCCTGACCGCATACGTCGGCGCAGTGGTCTTTGCAACCTGCCGCCTGACGTTGTAATTCAAAACGAGTTGCTTCAGTATCGGGCCTGAAATTTGATAACTGGGAGTAACGGTCTTCGACACCGGAATTCTGACGTTGTACGAGAGCGCAGCCGTTTTTGGAATCGCCCTGCGAACGTTGTAGCTCAATGCCTGAGTCTTCGGTACCTGCTTCGTGACAAAGTACGTCAGACCGGCAGTCTTCGGAACTTGTCTCCGGACGTTGTAATTCAGGTTCAATTGCTTGACGACCGTAGACTGAGAGACAACGCTGTAATTCAGTGCCAGCGTCTTGGCAAGCCTCGCTGCAACCTTGTACGTAAGAGCTACAGATTTCGCTACGCTCTTCTGGACGTTGTAGCTGAGCGCGTATCCGTTTCCTGCAACCAGACCCGCGTTGTAATGCGCTGACACCCTGGCAGCCGACAGAACAGACGGGTAAAATGCAATTTCATCCATCGTCCCGTTGAGAGGCTGAGTGCCCCATTCGGAACCGATGAACAGACCGTTGGTCGCTGCGGATGAAAAATCGTAGTTGGGGTTAGTCAGAGTCGGTGTCTCGGAGACGCCATCGAGATAGAACACAACCGCACCGCCAATACCGGCTCGGGTGACGACGAGGTGGTGTGTGTTCGTGTCGGTTATTTTCAGAGTTGTCGTCTGGGCGCATGTTCCGGTAAAGCTCTTGTTCAGAGCAATCGTTCCGGTGGAATTGACGCGAACAGCAATGCCACCGTTGTACTGGTCGAACAAGTCTGTTGTTACGGCTGTACTAGTTCGCTTTACCCACATTTCAACCGAGAAGGTGTTCAGCGGAAATACAAGTCCGCCACGGCTTAGCCAGCCTGTAGCACCAGCACTGAAAAATCCTCTCGCCTTTGATGATGGGTCGCCAACCAGCAGCCCTGCCACCTGTGGCGTCGTATTGCCATCGCCCGTCATGTGATTTCCAGCGCCAGATGAGTCCTGTGGAAGCCCCGCCTCTTCCATTCGCCAGTAGCCCGTTGGCCCATCTGCCAGAATCACGGCGCTGTAAACGTTGCTGATGCGACCGACAATTTTCCGAACGTTGTAGCTCAGCGCCAGCGACTTTGAGACAGGCTGTTTGACGGTATACTGAAATCCGCTGCCAACGAGAACTTGCCTGCGGACGGTGTAATTGACAGCGAGTGTTTTTAGTGGAACGCTAGTGCGGACGGTGTAATTGACGACAAGCGACTTTACCGGAACCGTAGTCCGACCAACCTGAATTTCAGGATCGAACCAGCTATTACGGATCAGCGAGCCGTCGTACAGCATCTAGAACCAGGCTTTGATATTCAGTTGAGGATCGAAGAGAGGCTTCATCATGCTTTCGTCACCCTAAGAAATGCAGGAAGATAGATTCCACCTGACCCACCCGCGCCAGCCTTGAACGTAATTGACGAAGCGCTGACATACGCCCTAACTGAATATGTGTGCGCTCCTGCGGATGGAACATCAAATGTTGACAGAGCCATCGGAGGAGCAGGATGAGCAGACGCTGACGCAACCCCGGCACCTTTGTATGTGCCAAGGACAGTAGAGTCACGCAGGAACACGACATTCCAGTCATTTCCAGACGCGACGAGGTAGTTCGCCACAAGCTCAACTTTGACCCTTGTCCCATCGTAGGTAATCGAATTTCCAGTTATCACAGCAACCGCCGTTGCTTCTGTTGTCGCTGAAATAGCAGCCGAGTCCGCAGTTATTTGAACGTAGTCAAGCTCAGCGCCAACAGCAATGGACACACCGGGGCTAACTGACCAGCCAATTCCCTCGACATACACCAATGTCTGCCCCGGCGGTAGTGAAATTTGATACAGTTGAACAACTGTCGATCCGTCCGTGTGCTGAATGGTAACAGTGCAATACTGGGAAGCGTCCTTGTTGCGAACGTTGACGGTCTTGATGTTCCGGGTGACCCCGCTTGCAGGCGCGGCCGACAGGTCTGTCGTCGCAGCCGTTGAAATCGCTGTGTTCTTGCGATACGACGTAGCAGTGGTGCCGTCGTAATCCATCGCTGAAATATGACAGTCGAGCGCAACTGCCGACCCGCTTATCAGTTGAATTTTGTCGCTTGGCCCTAGACAGAGGATCATTTATGCTCCGTACACCATGAACGAGAAATCCAAATCTCTGGCTGCCCCGTTCGCCGTTGAGGTATCCTTCGTTGCCACGGTGAACACGGTCGTTGTAGGCGTTCCATACACGACTGCCGTTCCGCTGTTCGAAGGCGGTGCAATGGGCGTGCAGACGACGGCGTAATTGGCATTTGGCTGTGCAGTCGTGAGTGTAATTGTATATAGCCCTGTACCAGTCCGGCTAGAGGTGAAACCCGATCCGTACAAGGAATTACCTGTCGCTCCAGCGACACGACCTGCCACAAATCCCGCAAAACCACCTGCCGGGCCGCGTGGCCCAGTGACACCAATGGCGCGTGTAACACGCAAGAACATCGGCAGGTAATTTCCACTACCGCCTGGCCCAGCTTTGAAAGTCGAGTTGTTGGCGCTCACGAATGCCCCGACGGAGTACGTATGACTTCCGGCCGGAGGAGTATCAACGAAGAACGTCTCGCCGCTCCAAGCGATAACCGTGTTCGCGGACTGAGCCGTGCCATATCCGCGAGACTGACCGATAGGAGTGCCATCACGGTACAGGACGACTGTGACTTGGTTGGCCGCGCTCGAAAAAATCCCAGGCGAGAAGAAGTGAATTTCAACCTTCGTCGCCCCATCGTAGACAACGGAATTCCCGGTGATGACCGTAACTGCCGTTGCCTCCGTCGTCGCCGAGATTGCCGCGCTATCGGCGGTGGCCTGCACGTAATCCAACTCAAGGCTGGCAGGAATTCCCTGGCTCAACGACCAGCCGACCCCTTCAATGTACTGGAGCGTCTGCTGCGCCTGGATTACAGTTTTGAAAAGCTCGACGGACGTTGTGCCGTCCGTATGAATGATCGTTGCCGTCACCGAAGCGCTAGTCGTGTTGGAATTCTTGATGTTGAGCGTCTTGATGTTCCGAGTTGTGCCACTCGCAGGAGCTACCGTCAGATCGGCCAGACCGTTCCAGCTTGTATTGACGATATTTCGCCGGTACGTCGTGACATTCCCAGCACCATCCACGTCCATACCTGAAATATGGGCGTGGATGTTCGTCGCCACGTCTGTCGAAAGCTGGAGCTTGTCGTTCGGGCCGATACAGAGAATCATTTCATTTCCTCAATTTCAGGCCGCGACCACCACTGTACCAACGTTGCCAGCGAGCCGCACCTTCGGGGAGTAGCTCGCCACGGTGGCCTCGGCAGTGGCCCTCTTTCGGAGTTGCGCGGCCTGAAGTTTTCACCGCTCATCTCTTGGAGACCAAAGCGATGCGTCTTCCATGTCATCGAACGCCTTGATTTTCAACTCCCCCGGCTGGTGGGAGTAGAGCGCGATGACAGAGCCGTCATCAAGAATTTCATACCGGTACGCATGAATCCCATGCCACTTCGCCCGGTCGAGAAGAATTTCCTTGTCCCGCCCCTCGGCCTTGGCTACGGTGTTGTACGACTCCTCGATCTGCCGCAGCACATCCTCTGCCGCCTTTTCACATTGCGGCGGTGGTCTCTGAGCCTCTTCGAATTTCTCAGCCTCTGTCACGGGTTCGTATCTCCTTGCACATTGACCGTGAACGAGTCGGCGTACGCAGCAGCCCCGGCGTTGACGACACGCTTCAGCCAGACGCCCTTGTACTGCCCCGCAGGGATGTCCGGAATTGTCAGACCGGTCGCGTATGAAATTGCCGTGTTGGCGAACGTCACCGAAGCCGGTGCCGTGTTCTCATCCGCGATGGTCGCCATTGCCACGTTGACGCCCTCCAGAGCGAGCGCGAGGTCTGCGTCGGTATCAGGTGAGGGTGTGTCCGGAGAGACCCACACACGCGGAGCGAGGTACGCCAGAGTACCGTGCTCGTTGCTGACGTAAATTCCCCGGTACTCCGTATCGCCTGCGGCGGACTCTGCACCGGTCACGTCATCGAACAGGGAGGCAGACGCATCCGTCGTTGTGGATTTCGCTCCACCCAGCGCCGCGTTCTGGTTTGAGTTGGCTGCACCGCCACTCAGGCGGAAATGAATATCTGTTGCAACGATTGGCATTCTTCCTCCTGAGTTTTTTCAGAACTAACGGGGCCGTCCACGCCACGGCCCCGCAGTCCATCAGTTGTTCGGAATTACGAGGTCGGGAGCGTGATCTTCTGGACGCTGTTCGGAAGGTCGAGATACAGGCCACGCCTGCACCGAGCGACCTGCTGTGCCTGGATCAGCCGTGAAATGTCACCAGGCCCCACATCGACGCGGAGGTCGTGATGGACGAGTTCCTTCAGCCGCATCCGAGGAGCGATGAAAAAACACGTCCCGGCGGTGACACCCGGATACGTGACCGCGTTGACACCGTTCGTGACCGTTGCGCCGTTGTAGTAGATGATCGTGTCCACCGGCACCCTGCGAAGCTGGTTCCCGTTCGCATCGAGGACAGGCGTGAGCAGCGCGTCCTCGATCTGAAAACGGTCACCCTCGTTCGCGAGAATTACAGTCGGAACACGCTGCGGAACAGCCATCGCACCAGTCCGGTATGCCGACTGGAACGTCCGCAGGGTGTGCGACTGAATTCCCTCACCGGCCGTCGCGTCCGCAGCGGTGGAGTTTCCGCCGCCGTACGAATACGCGATGATCGGAGACAGGTGGTTGTGGTTCAGGAGGTAGTTGTACGAGCGGCCGAAGGCACGGGCGTTCATCCCGATTTCATACGACCGGTCGTACTCCATCATGTCCTCCGTCCATTCGAACCCGGCCGCGTACGTCGCGATGGGAACGAACGTCGGTGCCCCGGAGCGGGCGAGCGTCCCGAACACGATTTCCTCTCCCTCGAACTTCTGGAGGAAAATCACGTTCGCGTCGAACAGCACGTCGCCACCGACCTGCACCGAGCCGCCGGGGAACGGGCCATCGACCCGCTCATACAGCGGCTGATAGAGCAGCGGCACGTCTGCGAGACCCACGTCGATATCGATCCGGACTTTCTCCAGCAAGTCCATCGCGCCCTGCGACGTGGTGATCATCTCGCTGACGGTTTTCAGCATCTCGATTTCCGGAATCTTCTTCGTGAATTCCGGAGAGAGCCGACCCGTCATCTCCGATGCCGAGACGAGGTTGTACGTGGCATGCTCACCGACGACCCGTTGCGGCGTCCAGTGGCGATGCGCCTGCTCGCGTCCATCCGGAGCGTTGAAAAACGCACCCTTCTCCAACGGCCCGAAGCGGCCATCGTGCCGGATCGCGAAGTGGTTTTCATCGATGTGACGAACGAAATCGTCCATCGTCGGAGCCTCGGGAACGAGGACTCCACTCGCCTTTCTTCCCATTTCAGTCCTCCTTTCCTACGGCCCGATGTTCAGCACGCGGACAGCCGCGTACCCGTTCGCGTTCTTCGCTTCCTCGACCTTCGCAACGGGAGAGCCTGCGACCGTTGCCGACAGATCGGTGTCACCGCGCTTCAGCCCTGCACCCGTCGTCCAGTACAGGTAATCCCCCACAGCCGGTGAAAGCGCTGCGGGCAATTTCACGTACCAGATGCGCTCCGACGAGAATTCCATCCCCGCCGTCCTCACGGTATCCGCCGCCGCGATGTTCGCGAGACAAATTCCGTTCCAGCCGTTCAGCCGATACATGTCTCCGAACGAGAACGTACCCGCAGGCCAGGTGTAGCCTCCCTGCGATGCACGGCCGTCGGTCTTGAGTTGACCCATTTCCTACCCTCCTCTCCCGTTACTCGGTGGTTGTCTCTTCGGACTGCTGGGACGCGATGTAATTCTGCACGTCCGTCTTCGTGACACGACCTTCAGCGCCCGTGCCCTCGACATCGGACAGGCTGACGCCCTCGGCCTCTGCGAGTTCCTTCGCGCCCGCAGTCGCGTTTTCCTCGCCCTCCTCGGCTACGGTCTGTGCCTCGATTTCCTCTTCGGCATCCGTGCCGTAGTCCTCCGAGAACTGCTCCGCGAGCGGATGATCCACGATGGGCAGCAGCGCTCCTGCCGACGTGAGCGGATCGGGAGAGCCGTACTGCGGTGGCCCCATGACGACGGGAACCATGTCCATGTCCTGATCCTCCGGTGAAACGTACGGGTTGTTGAGATTCGGAGACTGGACGAAATTCTCCTGGCCGTACTGGTGTGCAGCCAACTCCTCTTCGGTCGCGTTCGGGTTCTCGTCGGCCATTTCAGACCCTTTCCTTGACGCGGATGTTGGACGTGACCGTGCCCGGCTTGTAATCCGTCTTGCTGCCGTCCGGCTTCGGGGAATTCGTGATGCTGGGTGGCGTGCTCTCCATCTCCGACACGATGGATTTCAGATCGGTGGACGAGTCGATGATTTCACCGACGAGCTTGGAGACCGTCTCCTCGTCCTTCTCGGCGTCTCCGGTGAGCTTGACCTCCCTGGAGGCCATCTCCCCGGCGATCAGGCGCGTGACGAGCTTCCTGTCGCGCTCCTCGCCGCCCTTGAGCTTCTTGTCGAGCACGGTGGCGAGCACGGACGCCCTGAGCGACTTCCCGGCCTTGCGAAGCTCAGCAACCGCTGCTGAAATTACGTTGACCGGCTCCGCGCTCTCGTCCATGCCGAGAAGCATCCGAAGCTGCGGAATCAGATCGAGCGTCGGCTTGATTTCATCCGCAGTCGTCTCCATCTCTGAGACCTTCGTCTCCAGCGGCTTCTTCGCCTCGTCCTCGATGCTCTTGACGAGCGCCGGGTTGTGAGCGCGAAGATCGTTCGCAGTGAGCGCTGCGATTTCCTCCGTCTTCACTTCACTACCTCCCGTCTCCATTTCGGAAGAAAGAGCGCCGACCATCCTGGCGCTCATCCCGGCAGCACGCGGCCGAGACAGATCGATGGACTCGATTTGAAATTCCTTGATCCGTACCCCCTTCTCGAAAGGCTCCTGGGCGACTTTGCCTCGCCACGAAACCGTCTGGATGAATTTCCTTCTCGCGTACTCTCTCGCCTTCGTTCCCGGCAGGACGTACGCCTTGACGGCGAGCCGTGCCTTGTCTCCGACCGAGAGCATCTTCGCCCCGACCCACTGCAACTGAATTTCAGGAAATGAGTACGGGTCATCCTCGGGGCGAATGTGACCCATGTACCCGACGATTGGCTCCGTCGTCGCAGCGGACGAGATTTCAGAGGCCACCTGTCCGAAAAGTTCCGGCCCCCAAAACCGCTTCGACTTCGACCACCCGGACTCGATGACGTACGTGGCGAATTTCGGATCATCGTCACCTTCCGTCACCTGAGCGACGAAATTCGAATCGAGCGGCACCATGCCACCCGCATCGCCCATTTCACCGACCGTGATGGTGAAATCTTCTGTGATGTCCTGAAATTCCATCTCAGACTCTCCTGAGGCGCTTGCCCTGGTTCTGGTTGAACAGCGTCCTCGGGATGACATTCGCATGTCCTCTGGACGCCTTGCCCGGAACTTCCTTCGCCAGATCGCGCTGGCCGAACGCCGAGACGACCGTGGGGTGCTTCGACGGATCGTATTTCGGGTTCGGGTTGTTCGTGAACGTGTCCGCCTCCGGAGAGAATGTCGCCTGCGTCCTCCCCGTCGCCATGATCCCGGAAACGGAATTCAGGTTGTACGGGTCTCTGACGTAAAGACGCCTAGGCGTTGCCAGCTTTTTCCGGTATACCTTCGTCAGGACAGTCGGGTCGTGCTTCGACATGTCGATTGCCTGTCCGAATTTCACAGTCCGTCCAGCCTGCGTCGTCTTGTAGGCGTACGGGTTGTACTGCCGCTTGATCTTGATCTTCGGCGCAGTGAAAGTCGCCTTGACAGTTCTGTAGCGTGCCATCTAGTACCCCCTTCCTCCCTTCGTTCCAATTCCCTTCCTGATCCTCACGTTGCTGCCCGCCGGAAAGCCGAAGGCTGTGGGGTTGACCCCAGCCCTGCGAAGCTCCTTCATGTGACGGACTTGCGCGTATTTCAGAACCGTCACACTCGCGTTACGGTCGATGAAGGCCATTAGCTCTTTTTCCTCCCTCCTTTGTTCCACTTGCGAGCATTCAGAGCGAACGTTGCACGACGACGGGTCTTGGGGTTCTTCGACTTCTTCAACGCCCTGAGCTTGCTGACCGGAATTTTGTTTCCTTTCTTGGTGCCTGCTGTCTTGCGGAGCTTTCCCCGGTTCGCCTTTTTGATGTAAATTCCGCTCTTGCGACGTGCCATTACAGCTTAATCATCCTCCCGTAGAAGCCGAGCGCTGGTGAAATTTTCGCGATTGTCCTACGCCCGCCGGGAACGGTCGTTACGAGCCGTTGGCCTAGACCTGACGCTGAAGGTGAAATTGGTGGTGTTACTGGCGCTGGGCCAGCCAGAAGAGCAACGGCATGACCCATCCACGCCTGGTTGCCTGCCACCCTTGTCCACGTTCCCGCAGCAAGAGTTCCGGGAGCCGCCATCGGAATTTCAGCCAAGGTGATCTGGCACGGAACACCAGCGTTGCCGACCTCGTACCGCTTCGTATTTCCGGGGTAATCGACGGTGTACTGCGTATTGTCTCCACCCGTTCCGAAAGCGAGAACAAGTGAATTCGCGACAGCCACCGTAATCGCAGGAGCTACCGCTGTCAGTGCAACAGAGCCAGCCCCACTGGCACCGGCTCCATCGAGCGCTGATCCCGCAGCAACGACGTTTGTGTACTGTGCAATTACAGCATCGTAATACACAGCCGCAGCTTGGTCGTTTCCAATCGTGATCGGATCGACTTCCGTGCCGTCGATTCGCTTGCCCCAAATTCCGAGCTTCTGTCTGCCGCCGAAGCCCCATGCCGGACTCATGTATAGCTGAGTCCAACCAGGTGTGACGACTGTTCCACCAGCCGCAGGAGTGCCGTTTGGAAATCCGGTGATCGCAGCGACAAGATAATTTCCGACAACCCGAGACCCCGGAAGCGGACAGGTGGTTGTCGTGACCTGTGTCGCCGTCGTCGTACTGCTCTGGTTGACGAAAGCTGGAGTAGGCATTATCTCCCTCTCACCCTCCTTGACCGTCTACGACCCACGGCAGCAGCTACCTGCTTGGGATTTTTCAGTCCAGCGATCTTCTTCCGCTTCGAACCCTTGACGCGGAATTTCCTTCTTCTGCCTGCCCCTGCACGGTTAGCCATTTTTTCCTGACTGTGGAACTATCGACGGCTGGTTCGTAGGAGCAGGCAGAGCATCAGGTGGCGACTTCTCCTGTGCAGGCGATCCCATCACCGGCAGGAATTGAGCGATCATCCGCTGGTACGTAGCATCTGAAATCTCTCCTCTTGCCCTGGCAACCTCCAGCCCCATGACTAGCTGCTGAAATGCCTGCATGACGACGACCTGATCGTCGGCTCTGACAATTTCCCAGGTGATCTTCGCCTTCACCGGGATTGAACCGGTTGCAACGAGCACCATTTTCAGAAGCTCCTGAACGGGCTTCTGATACACCTTCCGCTTGCGCTCGATCTTCTTGACGAACGGAACGGTCTGAGCGTTCCTGTCGGAGTTTGCAGAGCCGGAATCCACCCGCATGAACGCCCACTCCGGAGTTTGAGAGGCTATGCAGATGCAGTCAAGGATGAATTCCGCCAGGACTTTCGTGTCACCCAGCACGGAGGTAGCCTCCAAGAACCCGGCGTCCTCGTCCGGCTGGAGGAAAAGAATTTCACGTCCCTCGTACGAGACTTCCGCCTTCGTCTTCAACTGCCCCGTGTCGGGATCGATCAACTCGGGGTAATTGTTCTGGGCGAACGGAAGGAAGTCCTTGATCTTGAACTTCACCTTCGGCGTCGAGTGGTACTTGTGAGCTTGCAGGCCCTGGACGAGAACTTCGTGGAATGCATCGATGAACGGAATTACAGGCTCGATATCCGACTGCCCGCCCTGGAGGTATGCCTCCCATTCGTTCGTCACTTCCAGAACCGGAACGAAACCCCAAGGGTTAGCCGCAGCCAATTCATCGATCCACTCGTCCCTATGTTTGTCGAAGAACGTGTAATCCTGGGGTGTGATGATTTCAAGAACTTCGTGCTCCTCGACAACAGGATCGAGACCTGTCGTCGGATCACCTTCTGAAATCACCATCGTCATACGGTGTGAAATCAGAGCCTTCTCGATGACCCGCCTGTTCGCCACGTTGCGCTCGATGGTGACAAGATCGGGCACGATGATTTCAAGCGCACAGTGCTCCGCTTCATCGAGCGTCATCAGCATGTCTTTCACATCCGGCCGCTGGAGACGGACGATGGTCTTCGAATCCCGCATCGAGTCACGGAGCATCTGCTGAATTTCATCCGTCCAGTACGTTCGGATGCACTCGTTCAGGAATTTGTCGGTGACATCGTTACCCGTCGAGGCGATTGGCGTTCCGACAAACGCGGTCTGAAGGTCGATGATCGGCTTCACGAAGCCTGCGCCGAGAGCATTCTCCCCGGCGTTGCGGTACATCGTCCGCATTGCCTCGTAATTCACCATCGTTCCCTCTGCCCGTGGGTGTCTCGTCCAGAACGAGAACGATGCACCGAACGGGCGGAAGGTCGAGCGTATGCCGGTGAAATTCACCCAGCCCATCGGGATGGCGATCTGCTCGGAAACCCAGTGCGCCGCTGACTTAATTTTCCCCACTCGACTCCTCCACCGGCTCCTCGACGGATTTCACCAGAAGTTCCTCTAGGCGCTCGATGATTTGGGCTGCCTCCTCCTGAACTTCCGGAGACGCCTCACGAAGTTTCTCCACCAGTCCATCATCTGTTACCGTCACCCTCTCGTCGTTGATGCTATGGCGCTCTTGCCTGGAGGACTTGGGCAGTCCTGCACGGTCGAGAATTTCACCGGCAGCCTGGAGGATATATCTGTCGTCGGCCGAAGAGCGCATGACATCCACGATTGCCTGCACTGCCTCGATCATGTAGCCGTGCAGCAGATCGAGCGCAGCTTGGGGGAGGCGCTGACGTAGGCCGACGAGAAGTTCCTTCGCCTCGGGAGTGTCGAGGAATTCCCTGACCTGACCCCTTGAAATTCCGATGATCTGAGACATCTGTGTTCGGGAGTAGCCGCCTAGCTGGAGGATCACGCACATGACGATGACGTGAGACTCCTCGAATTTCATCAACCGCTTGCGGGTACGCAGACCCTTCTTGTACCTCCGACGCACACGGTTGACTTCCAGCTTTGCATCCCTTGCTCTGACCGCTGGAGTGAATTTCTTTTGAACGGGCAACGTTCCTCCTAGCGAGAGGCGATCACGTTCGTATTCATCCTTGACGAGAATCCACCCGGAACGTGCAGCGGTGGATTCGTAAGACCAGCAACTGTCGCAAACATGCAGGCGTGGTGCCAGTGGTCGGGGTTCTTATTTCGTTTCCAGCGGGCGATCAGAATTCCCCTGGTGTTTTCCTCTTCGACCCTGGCTTGCTGGATCATCTGATGGTAGACCCCGTTGTAGTCTTTGCGGGGAAGATGCTCACCAAGCTCTCTGGCAGAATACGGAAGCCGTGCCAGTCCATTCATGAACTCACCGATGACAGTATCGAACGCGAGGGTACGGTCGATCTTGACTTCCGGAGCTTCCTTGTATTTCACTTGCCCGAAGTGAGCAATTTCCCCTTGCTGATCCCTGTCCTGCTCGAATCCCATATACAGACGTCCGTGATATTTCAGAGCGAGTTCTCGGGATTTCGACTTCTCCGGATGGGCGTCGATCACTCCGACCCACTGCGGGAGGGAGGAGAGCCACTTGTCGAGTTGGTCGAAGTTCTGAAATATCTTGACGTTCCACAGCCTGCGGACGTTTTGTGCTTTCGTCCAGCACCAGGCGTGGATCATCGTGCCCACGTCAATTCCGATCTGGAGGTACGACGAGGGGATACCACCGACCTCGTATCGCTCCCTGCAACTGTCGAGGAGTTCCACGGTGAACCTGTCACCGACCGCCGTGAAGGGGAGACCCATCGACTGATTCCAGAAAGCCTTCATGTATTTCACTTCCCGAAGGCCCTTGAAATAGTCACGCATGATTTCAGGGAGAGTCTGCGTGGGGGAGTTGAACTGGTTGATGTGGTATCCCCTCGTATCTCCGTCTGGGTTGTACGGTGTCCAGCGCCCGAGTGCGTTCAGGAATGGGCGCTCCTCATCGGTGAACTCCCGATTACAGAACGCACATTCCAAAACGCAGTCGTGACGGTCATTGCCGACTTTCAGGTTGTTGTAGTCGAGGGCCTTGTCGTTCCAGTTGAGAGACTGAAATCTGTTACAGCCTGGGCAGGGAATTTCCCATCTATGTTGGTCTGAGAAGTCCCATGCATCGTCCGAGTAGATTCCATGCCCATCTACTGTAGGAGTAGAGAGCATGACGAGCTTCTTGATATGCGAGCCGTCCATACGATGTCGGGCATCACCGAGATTTTCCTCGACCATCCGGTCTCGCTCGTCCCAGACCTGAAAATCGACGGGAACCTCTTGGAGTTCGTTCTTGATGTTCGTGCCTCGGATGTAGAGATTGAATTTCTTTGCGGACTGCTTGTGCAGCCGGTTGTCCACGGCCTTGAATTCTTGAGCGAGCAGGGGGTTCGACTCGATCATCGGGTCGATGCGTCCCTGCACGAAAGGCACTGCGCCAGTTTTCAGAGGAAGGAGGTAGAGGACGTTCCATCCACGGACGGCGACAGCGTGGAGAGATTTCACCAACATCGTCACGGTGAACCTCATCTGAGCCGCTTTGGGAATTACAATCTCGGGCGAGTAATCCCTGATCACCTGACGGACGTATTCGCCTCTTTCGAGAGTGAACTGGTGTCCATCCACTCTCAATTCCATGTCGAGCGCCCATTCGTCGGGACGCGCAAGGTTCCGCACCGATCTTCCTGCGGCGGCACGGGCAGCGCTACGCGGCATGGTTAGCGGCTTTGTCACCTGACGGGGGCGATCCGGTGAACGCCCGCCGGGATTTTACTCGCTGCGCTGAATTAGGTCAAACCAGGGTTGACTAGATGCAGCCTCGGGACTCCATGTAATTCAGCCATTTTTCAAGCGACCAGTTGGGGTTCGGAACGACCTGAATTTCACCGGTCTTGAGGAGGTATTCCTTCCCCAGCGCCATGAGGATGATTTCAGCCCTGGAGTAGCCGACCGTCAGCTTGTCTCCATGCAGCACGTAGGAGAGGAACCTGATCGGTACCCTGGAGCCTAGACGGGCAGTCTCCTCCTCTATGTATTGGAGGGGGCCAAGGAAGATGTTCGCGGAGTTGAAATCGAGACCATCCTTGGGGTACTCGATTTCCCAACGTTGCTGAAACTTACGTATTTCCTCGGCGATCTGAAATCCTGGTACCACCTCTGCCTCACCGGCAGAGTTGTAATTCTCCTTGGGAGATGGGAATGGGATGACGTTATTTTCAGTTCTCTCCTTATGAATTCTTGTCGTCTGGATGGATGGCCTGTAGCCTTTTATTCCCGGCATGGCGAAGTTCCTCAAGTTGATCGACAAGCTCGCGATTGATCGTCTGAGTCTCTACGAGTGTAATCGCGAGAGAGACGACGGTATCCCTGAGCGCAGTGATTTCACGCTCAAGGATTTCACATCTGCGGCGGTAGTCCATCATCGATAGCAGAAATACCAGATGACGAAGCAGGCGATAATCGAGGGCAGGACGATGACGAGGCAGAGCACGATCCAGGCAAAGAGCACCCAGTCCATTACCCCTCGCCTACAGGAGGATGTATCGGAAAGACAGCGAGCTTCTGGCCGTTGACGGCAAGCAGAGCTTTGAGGTGGATGAAAATATCCCCGACTGCCTCGGCATCGTCCTCGTAGCCGTGCATCGCCATTCCCCCGTTGTCACCATCGGAGATGAAAACGATGAGCCTGTCTTCCGGGGTAATTCTGGGGTCGTTAGCGAACTTGCTGATGAGCATGTCGCAGACGTGGGTTATTCTGTCGTGAGGCTTATCGGAACGAGTGGGTGTCATTTCTTCTTACGCCTCACCCGGTGCGAGCCTTTTGAATAGACCGAGTTCGCCTTGGCGACTGCGGTTTTTCCACGGCCATACTGGTTCGCCTTCGCGTAGAAGATGGAAGTCCCTTTTTTCTTCCCGTACGTTTTCCTCATCCGGGCCAGGGCTTTCTTCGACCCCTTGCTGTACGCCGAGCGTGGCATTTTCACTCCTTGATCTTACGAGCCGTTCATACGCCATTCTACGACAGCCGTCGGCGTCTTCACAGAACGGCATGGTGCCAAGTGTCTCGTAGTCGATGGTGAGGTATTTCGGTCTGGTCAAGATGGAACGTCCGCACAGAGCACATTTCATTTTGGAACTCCTGTCGGAATGGGGGAGGGATTTTCATCACTACTGCTCCGGGGCTGGTGCCTCTTCCTCCGGAGGCCCCTGCTCTCCCTCGGGGTCATCCACGATTTCCTCGATGGGCTGTTCGTCGGGATTGTGCTCCAGCGGGGGAGCCTCCTCCTCGGGAGCCTTTTCCTCTTGTGGGGTCTCAGTCATTTTCACCTCCTTCCGACTTCGGTTGCAAACGTTCGAACTTCCGATAGCCCTTCCAGCGGTGAATTTCACCTTTAGGCCCTTTACCGGGAATCCACGTAGGCCAGGGAGCCAGGATTTCATCAATGCATTCGAAAGGATTTTCATCGGTGGAGCCTACAGCACGGAGGAAATCCAAGGTGGTCGAGTCCATTTCATCGAGGGTTGACTCTTTGGAAATCCCGATGACCGTGAAGCTGAATTCCTGGACGTTTGAAATCATGATCCTCTTAGGACGGTGAAATTAAGGGGAGGCCCTGGCGAACCTCCCCCTGTGTAGAGGCCGACAGTCAAGTCGGTCGGCACCGTGAGCTTACAGGGTGGCTGATGGCTCGTCAAGGGCGTCTCAGGAGGCCCGTAGAGGCCCCCTGAAGCGATTGAACCCCCTGGAGGTGACCCCAAGACCCCACAAGGGGGTCTAGAACACTGGCGGGATGAAATTGGTTTGAGGCCGTTTTGGGGTCGATTGAGGTTCTGGAATGAAATCTTGAGACATGTTGATTGGTCGTCAACATATGGGTCTTATCCGGGGTCGTTCTGACATTTGATCTGAAATCTGTAACAGGGCTTCGGACAGGGCTTTTGATTTCACTTAAACTGAAAACTATATTTCACTCCCAAGGGGCATTCTGAAATCTGAAAATTTTCACTAAAACTGAAAAATAATTTACATTCTAGCCCCGCCGGGAAATCGTCCTCCAGACCCTCGAATTCCTGAAATCCGGTTGGCTCAACCATGCGATTTCAGAGGCTCTGGTGCGGTCTGTCACTTGGCTCAACCATGCGGGTTTGAGGCTATTGTGCTGAATTTCACAATGGGGGTGTAATTTCACTTACTGGAGGGAGTTCGAAATTCATTACAGAGGGTCGGTACTGAAATTGAAACGACCGTGGATAGGCTCGGCCTAGGATCGAGGACAGAGAGCAGGGGAGAGAGCATGGGACAGAGGGATTCCCCCTGCCCGCCGAACAGGCTCTGACTGTAATTATCGAGTGGAATCGAAGAGCATGGATTCCCTAGGCTCCCCAATTGCCTGGCGGCTTTCATCCCTGCGAGGATTTCAGAGGGTCTCGCATACCCTCCGAGGAAATTCTTCCGGCCGTGGATTGCCTGTTCTGGAATCAGAGAATCGACGCAGGGACAGAGGGGTCTCTCAGTGAAATTCCCTGAGGGGTCTCTGAGGCTCTCCGGAGGGGTCGGACAGGGGAATTCTCACCCCTGAGGCTCCGAGGCTCTCAGAACGGCTCAGAATGCCTCGGAGGGGGTCTCTGTTTCCGATGGCTGCTAGCGGAATCCTTCCCGCTCTTCCGGAGCCGATGAAATCCTGCTACCTTGGGGTCTCGGCCGGAGGTTCGAATCGGCCGGAAGAACCTTGAAAACCTAGGTCTCCGAAACGGCCATTAGACCGCGTGGCTGCATGCCTCTTTGCGGGCCGTTTCGTCAGAGACCTAGCGCTACTCAATCGGCGCGCTCCCGTAGGCATTCGTCGGGCATCTGGCTCTACGCATGAACTAACGATGAATGGACGAGAATCTGAAAACCTGCGGAGTCGGTTGAGAGTGAACCTTGAAAACCAGACAGAGTGTGCGTTCAATCCATCCCCTCGGGGGGTTCTTTTCATACCCTGAGAGGATCGAAACGAATGCACAATCCATACCGCCCTGGCGCGAATCGTTTCTACATCGCGGAACAGGCAATCGCGGGCAAGTCTCAGAGCGAGACGTTCAACGCTCTTCGGCCGATGGTCGAGAGCGAGACTCTCGTCTTCAAACGGAATCCGACTCGGAGTGAGAAGGCTATGGGTATCACTACCCGTATCCCCCTCGCTTCGAAGGCTCTCCAGCTACAGGCTCTCCGCGATGAAATCGGACGGGTCTATCACGTCCTCGGATTGTCCATCGGACGCAAGTTCGATGAGCAGGAAATTCCGAGGATTCCGACCCCTCCGACCCCTGAAATCCCGATGGAAGAGGCTCCGGTTCCCGACGAAATTCCGACCCCTGAAGAGGAGCCGGAAGACGAGGAGATTCCGGAGGCTCCGGAGACGCCTATCGCCAAGGGCAAAATGAAGATCAGGGAAGAGGTTAACTACTTCATTCGGCGGTGCAATGAAATCCGCGACAGAATCGCGGATAGAGTCCGACTTGGTGAGACTGCTCTGGACTGGATTTCAAACCGTCCTTCGCAGGCTGCCATTCGGCTCATTCCGAAAGGCATTCCCGCCGATGCCCTGCTCTACACTATGACGCTCCATTGGAGTGCGGATAGTCGGCAGTCCTACGGGATTTCCGATTATGACATGGTGGCACTGTCCAAGTCCATCATGGAAGAGCGGAATATCACTGAAATCGTCCGCAAGGATGGCAGGGTCGAGAGACCACATGTGATGTTCGGTTACGTCCTCACTCTGGCGGAATGTCGAATCCCCATTTTCCTGGTCGGTGAATTCGGGACTGGAAAGTCCTGGCTAGCCGGTCAAATCGCCGATTACCTCGGCGTGGATTACGGGGAGACGCCGATGTGTCTCGGCGCTACTAGAGGTGATTTGCTCGGAAGATTTACGGCGAATCCCGATCAGGCTTTCATCGCTGCTCGGTTTGCTGAAATCTACGGGAATGGTGGAGTCTTCAACTTCGAAGAGTTCGACGCGGGAGACCCTGGACTGCTCATTGTTCTGAATAACGCAATGGCAGGGAATCACTTCTACAACTCGATGAACGGTGACATGATCGAAAGGTCTCCGGAATTCATCGCTGTAGCGACCGGAAATACGTACGGTTATGGCGCGAATACCCGCTACACGGCTCGGGAGCACCTCGACGAGGCTACTCTCGACCGTTGGCGCATGGGTCGCGTTTGGGTCGATTTCGACCGTGACTTGGAACAATTCCTGGCCGATTCCTACCTGGATTCGATCGGAATTTCCAAGTAGTCTCGATCCCGCTCTCTGAGCGGGTTTGCAGTACCTAGGGCACAAGATGCCCGACCCCCTGAGGGGATGAATTGAGCGCACACTCTGAAATTCGGTAGCTCGCTCATTCAGGGTTCTTCCGGAGAGCGAGTAGAGAATGAAAACCATGCGAGCACGGTATGCAGGTTACTGCACGCGGTGCAAGGGTCGAATCAGAGTAGGCGAATCGATGGTCTACCTCGGAAAAGGGAAGACGTTCCATCCCCTCTGCTACAGGGGGGATGAAAACGGAGATTCCCCGGAGGCTCCGACTATCGATGTTCCGCCGAAACGGCCGACACTTCCGCCGCAAAGAGGACTGAAGACGTTCACCGTGGATTGGGGAGAGTTGAAACAGAATCTCCTCGCAGCATTCCGCGACGATTTCAGAGCCTTTCCTCAACATGCCTCTGAGGTGAAATCTCACCTAGTCCATCCCAATGAAGGATGGCAGGGATACGGCGGAGAGGACTGCAAACGGTGGCTAGAGTCTGGTTACAACTCCGACGCGATTAGGAATCTCGGTGACTTCACTCCTCCCCTCCGAAAGAAACGGCGAATCCGTTTCGTGGAAGAGGGGGATGAATTTCACTATGACCTGGCCGCTTCGGGAGCCGATAACTTCATGAGTGAGTGGACTCAACGGGAGAGAATTCCGGGGATGAAAATCAACATCGCTCTAGGGTTCTCGGCGGACGTCTCTGAGACCGTCCTGAATCGCTATGCGAAGTGGGTATGCAAGGCGATTTATTCCGTCATCGATATCGGGATTGATCCTGAAATCTCGATTCACTACACGGCGGACAGGATGGTGGAAGGGGAAGAGGGGCCGCACGATACCCGAATCCGAGTGAAGAAAGAGCGCGAGGTGATGGATTTCCAGTCCTTCTCCGCAATGCTCTCTCCTGCTCAATTCCGGGCCTATATGTTCTGCGCGATGTATCTGCATTGCGAGAGCAGGGGTCGGAAGATTACGGGAGGTCACGGTACGTCAAGTCGGTTCTTCACTCAATGGGGAGTCGATTGGGATAAAGAGCAGGAAATGCTCTACATCCGCTGCAACTATGGCGGATACGGATTCTCCGAGGAAACAATGGAGAGTCAACTCAGAGCAGCGTTGAAGGAAATGGCTAGCTAGTCCAGCCAGGAATTACAATTCAGGGGGAACCCTGAATAAGCGAGCTATCGAATACGGAATTCCGGAGAGCAGCGGAGAGGATTTCATCCTGAGAGAACGCACACTGAAAGGATCGAGAATGTTCTACGCTTTGCTTCCCCGGCCGGACGGTTCAATCTTCTACCTGAACCTGTCCGGAATCTACCTCGAATCGGACGCGAATTTCAAGCTGTCTGAGACGCTCGAATCAATCACGAATTCCATCGAGAACGTTCGGTGGGATTTCCTGATCGATACGGAAATGTTCCCGTCACTCGAAGAGTATCGGGAATTCCCGTGCTATCGGATGCCCGATGGTGTCCTGCGCTGCGAGGGGTGCTGAGAATGGACTCTGAGAGCCTGTTCTGGGCAATTTCAGCGGCACCTATCGTGCTCGCCTACCTCGTCTGGTACCTCTGGTCGAATTTCCTCGATTACTAGCCTGAAACAGCGCTAGAAAGTCGGAGAATTTCCTACCCCCTCTCCGCTGCTCTCCCGAATTCCGAATTTCATTTTCAGCCCGGAGGCAATTCCCGCTCCGGGCTTTTTTATTTCCCCGGCTGTTGTCAGAACGGACAACTCGGAGAGCGGAGAGATTAGGTTCGGCTCGGCCGTGCGAGGATTCCAGAACTACCCTCGGAATGAATTCCTCGCAATTCCCCCTCCCCCTCGCGAGAGCGCGTAATGCGGGAGGCAATTCCGGGTTTTCACGGAGCGGGATTTCGAGGAAATTCAAACCGGATTTCAGCGGGAAAGGGATTTCGAAAGATTTCGGAATTTCAGGTGTCGGCATTCCGGAGCGAATTGCGGTCGAGCAGGCGACGGGGGAACTGACCAAAGGCTTCGTGGAAAAATGCTTGCGGCGCACAAAAAGAGAGCGCCCTTTCGGACGCTCCCTTCATCCTGAGAGGATCGTTCTGCCGCCACGCCGGGAGGATCAGACCCGAACGTTGCTCCTATAGCGTAGCAGAGCTTAGACGGCCGTCAAACGGCCTCTGTGCGCCTTGTGGGGTCTCTCTACTAGGGGAGCATGGTGCCAGGAGCCATTCTAAGGGGTCTAGAAGGCGTCGCTAGCGTCGATGAATGTCGGAGTCCAAGTGAGGGGGTCGAAGCGCTCAGATCGCAAATTTCGAAGTCGAAGTCCGAAGTGCGAATTCGGGCAAGTGCCGATCCCGACCCCCCGGCCTTGTTTGTGGCAATTCACACAAGTGAATTCACTCTGTCCTGAAATGAAAAAACCCCCGGCCTTGTGAGCCGGGGGTCTGTTCTCCGGAGAGCGAGTCCGGGAGCTTGCGAGCGTAGCAGACTAGGGCTTGTAAATCCAGTCTGGCTTGGGCTGGAGGATTCCCTTCTCGACCAGACCGTCCGAGAACACGGTGTCCTTGCGGAGCGCGTCGATGCGGGAAGCGTAGACCCAGTGATCGGGCTGCGCGGCGGTGAGGAAGCGATCCACGTTGAAATTCGGGTTCGTCTCCTTGAGCGCGTCCACGAAGGCGAGCCGCATGCCCGCCATGTGCGAGTGCTGCATGGTGTCGTCCGGGGAGATGCGCTCGGCCTCGGCCTTAAGCACGTCCGCGATAAGCTGAAAGTCCTTCTTGGTCATGTCTTCCTTTCGTCTTGGGCGCTGCCTCTAGCGCCTCAGTGATCGTACAGTAGCA